AACCACGTATGCACAAGGCTTAATGTATCACAAAGATGCGTTCACCTTTGCTACTGCTGAACTACCTAAGATCGGCGGCGCACATTCTTGTGTTACAAAGACATTTGATGGATTAAGTGTTCGTGTATGGCAAGACGGTGACATCAGAAATGATGAATTGCTAACTCGTATTGATATGCTATACGGATTCAAAGCAATTAGACCAGCATGGGCTTGCCGTTTAATCGGTTCTGCATCTGCTTAATTATTAGCCACCCTTCGGGGTGGTTCTTTCACATGAATTGGAGATATTATGACTCAACCAGTAGAATTTGAACAAGTAACATACAACGATAGCGAAGGGGCGCAAATTTGTGATAGCGCAGCTAAAAAAATAGGTTTTTATGGTATTACACCTATAGCTCAACGCTCTTATACAGCAGCAGTCCACCTATCAAGTGAACTAGCAGCTAGTGCTTCATTTGGAGCAACGCAACTAGCAGCAGTTAACGAGATTCAAAAAACCCTAGTAGCATTGGGAATTTGGGCAACTGCCTAACTAACACCTACCCCTTCGGGGGTAGTTTTATTTTAAAGACAAATGACAAAAACCAAAAAGAAAGTTGCTTTTTGTGTTCCAACGGTAAAAAAACCATATCAAGTTTGTCTTGATAGTATAAAAGATTCAATACCCTCAATAGAGGAAGCCGGCTGGGATCATGTAATGGTTTCAGAGATAGGTAATCCATATATATCAGCAGCTAGGTCATATATGTTACACAAGGCATTAAAAGCTGATGCCGATGTGATTGTATTTATAGACCATGATTTATCTTGGGATTCCAAAGACTTGCTAAAACTTATTGAGACAGAAGGTGAGGTTGTAGCTGGAACTTACAGATTTAAAAGGAAAGATGTGGAGTATATGGGCAGTCCTTTGCCTGGTATGGATAAAAGACCCATAGTTCGAGAAGATGGGTGCGTTTCTGCTTTTTGTATTCCGGCTGGGTTCTTAAAGATAACTCGGAGAGCAGTTAACATATTTATAGAGAAGTATCCTGAATTATGTTACGGAGACAGATGGCAGCCTAAAGTAGATTTATTTAATCATGGTGTTCATAACCATGTATGGTTCGGCGAGGACTACGCTTTTTCTAGGAATTGGCTCGCTACAGGAAATCCAATATGGCTTATACCTGATATAAATATTAATCATCATACTGATACTGAAGAATTTAAAGGTAATTATCATCAGTATTTGTTAGAACAGCCAGGCGGAAGCGAATCAGACAATCCAGAGCCACCAAAGGAGATAAAATGATATTTATGACACACCCAAAGCATGGATTTACTCACGCATATTCACCTGTTGATATTCAGACTCATATTGATAATGGTTGGATTCCAGCAGGAGATCATAAAGAAGATTTAAAAAAAGAGGTTTCTACTCTTGACTTAAAGCAGCAATATTTTGAGATGTTCCATAAGAAGCCACATTGGAACCTAAATAGGCACAATCTACAAAAAGCATTAGACAGAGGGGTATAAAGATGGTAGCCAAAATACAAGCGACTAAGATGGACTTAGATTTCAAAGATGGCGAAGTCGATGGAATTGATTGGAAGAAAAAGTTTGAAGATGAAATGGAAAAACAGCGGAATAAAGATAAAGACCCAGCAAAGAAAAAGAAACCAAAAAAAGGAATGTTTGCCAAATCCAAGAATATGAGCGCAGGAGCTAAAGCTGGCGGGGCTGAGAACGAATTCTCTACTTCTAACTGGAACTCTAAGGGAAAATAAAATGAAATCTGAAGATAAAAAAAAGTCTGGTATGAATAATGTAGACAAAAAGTTTATTGAATGGGCAAAAGAGTTCAATAAATCTATGAAGGCTCAAAAGTACAAACCACAAAAGGAACGCAAGAGTCCATTTAAGCCAGCGAGTAAAAAGGATATAGAGGGCGTAAATAGAACAGAGTCAGCAATCCGATACCTCAAAAGTAAATAATGGCTACCACTGCAAATACGATGATCTCACGGGCTTTGCGCCTGATCGGAGTACTAGGACAAGGGCGGAGGACTTTAGACGCAACAGAGGCTTCTGACGGGCTTGCTGCGTTGAATAGTATGCTTGACTCATGGTCAATTGATAGAAGCATGATTTATCAGTTACTCACAGAGACGCATACCTTGACCGCAGGTACGGCAGATTATTCAATTGGTACTGGGGGAACAATTAACACCACTAGACCAGTTCGTATAGTTTCAGCCTTTATGCGAGATACTGCTAACTATGACTATTCTGTTGAGATAATTAACAAAACAGCATATGACGCATACCCTTTAAAGACAACTCGATCACGACCTAGTTTTTTATACTATGATGAAATATACCCATTAGCTTTTATACGGCTGGTTTATACCCCATCTGATTCTAGCGAGGTATTGCATTTTACTTCATGGAAACAATTACAGCAGTTCGCTAATCTAACTACTGCGTTAGCTCTGCCTCCTGGTTATCAGAGAGCAATAGAGTTTAATTTAGCTGTTGAGCTACAAGCAGAATATCCAGGTTCTTTAATAGCTCCTAAAACTGCCGAGATTGCTCAAAAAGCACTAGCTAACATTATTCAGATAAACCAAGATGCGCCAGTACTTGACGTATCTGAGGCTAATTCTTCTAGCATAGGAAGAACACAACGTAGTATATTTACAGGATAAAAGTCATGCCAAAAGTAAACGGTAAGCATTACCCGTACACAGATGCTGGTAAAAAAGCAGCTAAAGCAGCTAAAAACCCAAAAGGGTTTAAAGCCTCAATGGAAAAACAGAGATACAAGGGCAAAAAGTAAGTGAGGACGCAGTTCTTGGGAGTTGGAACATTCGCCAAGTCACCTAATGTGACGGCACAGACTCGTAAAAATATGTACCTTGAGTCTTATACAGAAGATGACAAGGTTAGGATAGCTGCGTTTCCTACACCTGGATTAGACTTATTCACAAACTTTGGTGAAGACCCAATCCGAGCTATATATGAAGTAGGAGATAAGTTATATATTGTTCACAGAACTACTTTTTATGAAGTAAATAATGCAGGAACAGTAACGAACAAAGGAACTCTACTAACTAATGAAGGTAGATGTTCTATCATAGATAACGGTGTACAGATAATGGTAGTTGATGGTCAGTATGGTTATATCTATACGCTATCTACTTCCGTATTTGCACGAATAACAGATGCAGATTTCTCAGCAACTCCTCGAACTGTTACTTTTAACGGTGGTTATTTTATTATTACTGAGGACAGTTCAGGAAAGATATGGATTTCCTCTTTATATGATGGAACTGCTTGGAACGCTTTAGAATTTGCTACTGCTGAATCCAATCCTGATAATTTGGTTAGAGTAGAAGAATACATTGGACATCTTATCTTATTTGGAGAAGATACCACTGAGTTTTGGGTTAATACAGGAGAGTTAGACTTTCCTTACTCAAGGCAGTACGGTACTAATATGGAGTATGGTTTAGCTGCCAGATGGTCTGTTACAAAGTTTGATAGCTCTATTATGTTCTTGGGCAGAAGTAGGCAGGGTGAAGTAAAGGTAGTAAAACTTACTGGAACTAATGCTGTTCCCGTATCTGATAGAAACCTTGAGAATATATTTAATTCAGGAGCTTCTACATTAAATGTGACCGCCTTCTCTTACATGATAGATGGTCATAGTATGTATCAGATTTCCTTCCCTGTTATTAACAGAACTTTTGTTTATGATGGAATAACGGAAGTATGGCATGAGATGACTTCTGACTACAGCCGCCATAGAGGCGAGATGGGTGAGCAGTTTATCAACAAGCAGATAGTATCTGATTATGCTAACGGCAAGATTTACAAGTTCAACAAAGAAACTTATACCGACAATGGCTCTGTAATAATTAGAGAATTAACTGGTAGGCATTTTGAAGAGAACTTGGATTACTTTACCGTTCAGCAATTTATATTAGACTGTGAGACGGGAATAGGATTATCAACAGGCCAAGGA